AGATGATGGAATATCACCAAGCAACATGTGGTGATAAGTATGGTGAGGCAATAATGGACACCATGTCATTAATAATGAATGACGAACACGGCAAATCAATCAATATATTCAATGCCTTTAAGTATCTTTCTAGGTATATAACTAGCGGCTATGAGAAGTCAGATAATAGAAAGGATGTCATAAAGGCTATCCACTACCTACTTTTTGAACTAGCTAGAACAGAAGGACAGACCGAGACAACAGTAACAACTGTAAATGGTCTGTGGGATTATGACCACTCTAATTGGGTATTCAACCCAACCAAGGACGGCGTGATTACACTATCCCCGATGGAAGGTGCTAATCAGTATAAATGTCCCAATTGTCTAGGCACAGGCTCAGTATGCCCAGAGCAGCCTTTATAAATATGGGTGACCAACTATCTTTCGAAAGCGTACTATTTGAACGGGAGCGAAATCTCCTGTTCATGTTGAGTAAGATCAACTCTAGTCTTATGGCACTGCACTATGAAAGGACGAGGACTACGGCGACTTTAGCACGCGCTACATCAAATCGTACCAAACAGTCACTTCTACACGTTAGAAAGGCTCTGACGAATTCATTAGAGTGGCTATCCCAAATAGATTATTTCATCACCAAGGAGTTATCTGAGATTTCTCAGGTAATGCCCAAGCAGAAGAACTGGTATCACATGAAGTTAGCATCGGATCATCTAGTTCCTGATGCATGGACTACTCCATTTGATATATATAACAGTTACATTCGTATATACAAGAGGGTATCTTCCCTTTTTACAACTAATGAGGGGATACTTAATGAGATACGCCCGTGTATGACCCTAGTTAAGGAGTTCTACGTAGATATGCAGTCAGTAGGAGAGGAACTAGAAGAGATATTATGATATGGTACAAACTACTATACTACTTATCGAGCATGGCACACTGGTTTGGAATGCTAGTTGCACTATCAATACTAAACGATATACTAACAGGACACTACAAAAGAGATGATTTACATAGTTTCGCAAAGAGATATAAGAGAAGACAACGATAACATAGACGCTATCGAGGCGTTTTCAAGGTGTACTAGTAGGGAACTAAAGTATGTGTTTCTTACCTACGACTTTGGAACACCGTTCAAGCAACAAGACTTCGAGACACGGAGGTTTAAGGCAGCTATAGAAGCTGGGTATAGAATGGAGAAGACAAGGGATTACCCCGATAAGACTACCCGTAAGGTACTCAACGGTGGTTTCCCTAACGTAGAGGCAGCTATAGTGGCGTTTAAGGAGATACGCAGAGACCTAGACCGTGAGGCACTAGAAGCATATGATATTCAACTAGAGGAGATGAATGAGATGCTAAGGACTAAGAAGACATCCGATAAGGAATGGGATATCGCTATTAAACTTGTGGACAAGATGACCAAATTCCATAAGACCAGACGAGAGATGATCGACCTCCTAGACCTAAGAGCCGACTTCAAGGATGAACTATCCACGAAGATAGAGTCAGACGAGAAACCAGTAGAAGTATCAGCATTACAACGCAGAAACCTTAAAAAGCAAAAAGCACTTGAACAAAAAGCATAAAAATAACGAAACAGTATACTTATACGTACATAAATTCAAATGGCTAAAGAAAAAAGAAGGTGACCACTTCAGAGGCCATTTAAAAGAAGGACGTGTATACAAAGCAGATTTAGAGTACCCCGACGAAATGGATGGGGAAACATTGTATAAAATAGATTTATTAGAAGACGAGGCATCACCATCGGGTATAGCCTTATTAGAACTATCAGGTAAGTTTGATAGTTGGACATGTGAGCTACAGATCATAGATGATGAGGCATTACTAGACCTTGACATCACTGAGGAGGACATGGAGATGATAGCACTCGATGAGTCACAGTACATGCCACTTGAGACAAACACAATCGATGGTGCGGAGTTTACTGTCACAGAGGATGTCTCTAAAGAGGAATTCGAGGTAGGGGTGACTATGGGGTTGATTCAGGAGTTGAATTCAATAGATCCAGAAATGGTCAAGTTTTTGATGTTACTAGTACAAGGAACAACAGATATACTGAAAGACAAGGAATACATAACACTAACAGGGCACATGAGTAACTTAGAAGGAAGAGCTGGTAGAATAGCCAACACAACTCTAATCTCTGCTCACCTAGAAGCCCACCTGAACAGTGACAGCAATAACCCAGCAAATCTGATGAATGCCATATTTACAATATTATTAGAACTTAAAAGGACAGTAAAAATATCATGATGACAGAAAAAGAATATAGACCTCGACTGAACCAAGATGAAATGGATGTGTTAGACCTCTATAGGGACGGGCTACTTGATCCAAACAATGAACAAGCTGAATACTCAGAGAAACTCCAAGCACGCCTACAGAAGGGTATGGACTTACGGAGAATAGAGAAAGGCTCGTTCCGCAACGTAGCACGTCTATCGAATGCGCTTGAAGAGTATAACAAGGAGTTAATCACTGCCCTGAAAGAGAAAGGACAGAACATGGTAACTAAGACACATAGAGTAAAGGAAGGTAGTCCAGTGTTGATTCTTCAACTAAGTGACCTCCACCTCAACGAACTTGTGAATATCAAGTCTAACAAGTACGACTTTTATGTAGCATCGCAGCGTCTTAAGATGTTAGCGGATGAGACCATTAGTATGGGTAAGCACCAGAAGACTAACAAGCTTGTGATAGCTGTTCTAGGTGATCTGCTTAACTCAGATAGACGAATCGATGAGTTGCTATCAATGGCCACTAACAGGGCTAAGGCGACACAATTATCGATCATCCTATTATCTCAGTTCTTATTACACCTTAACGAGTATTTCAACATTACCCTATCAGGAGTAACTGGAAATGAGTCAAGGGCTAAGATGGAGATGGGATTCGGTGAGTTACTGGCCACAGACAACTATGACTTCACAATCTATGATAACCTCCGCATTATGCTAGGAGACAAAAAAGGCTTCACATTTAACATGATGCAGGCTAATGAGGCAATCATAGAGGTATACGGCAAGAACTTCTTGTTAATACATGGCCACCAAATCGGTGGAGCAGGTGGAGACGTCCAGAAGAAGATTCAGACAGTGCTGGGTAGGTTTAATAAGCATGGTGTTATCATCCACTATGTACTAGCGGGGCATATACATAATGCATATGTAAGCGATTACTTCGCACGTAACGCCAGTCTAGTTGGTTCTAACTCATACTCTGAGGAGGCACTCAACTATGTAAGCTGGGCTTCACAGAACCTACATATCGTAAAACCCAACGGCGCTATCAACTCAATGAGGGTAGACCTACAGGATTGTTATGATCACGACATGTACCCAATGGAAGAGCATATCACAGCGTATAACGCTAAGTCTTCGAATAAAGCGAAGCCTGAGCACACAATAATAAAAGTAGTAATTTAAACAAGTTGTAAAATGATTGTATTGTATTATTTAGGATTGATGTTAACAGCCTTTGTGCAGAACATGGCGTTCACATGGAGTAGCCGTAGTAGGAATTCAGGAGACCCTGATTACCACAGATTCGCAGCATGGGCAAGTAATGGTATCTGGTATATCTGTCAAGTAGCCTTAGTGGGGTTAGTATGGAAACCAGTAATGAATGGGGAGTGGGTTACAGTGGCCATCGGTGGACTGTGCTATGTTCTTGCCACAACGGAAGGTAGTGTATTCATGATGAAGCTACTATTAGGCAAGACCAAAGTAAGTTGGCTTAAATGGTTAGTGGAAAAGGATAAAAGACAAGTAGGCTCAAAATAATGGCAATTAAGTACTTCGACAAAAACGTTGATAAAAAGGATGAGGACAAGGTTGTTCTCATCCCTTTAGATGAAAGGCTACCCGAACTTGAAGACAAAGTAAAGTACTTCATGACGGTAACAACAGACCTTCCACACAACGATGTTAAATTTACTAGGGCTAAGATGCCCTCTTTTAATTCAGAGGCAGAGAAACAGGCTTATGAGGATGAAGAGTTAGATCGATGTGAATTCGGTTATAAGGGTATGTGCGGTAAGATGTATTTCTTCTTCAACTACGTGTGGATTAAGAATATCTCTGGTGGTAAGATAGCACCACAATATCGTGTAGTAGATAATGAATGGTTCAAGACCATTGAAGAAGTACAGAAAAAGACAGGAGAAGGCATAGTATGTGTCAAGAGACGTAGGGTAGGGGCATCATGGAAGGAAGCAGCTGATGCTCTCCATGATAGCCTGTTTACTCCATTCTACGTTACGGGCATGAACTCTAAGTCAGTCAATGACTCTAAGATTCTTTTCAACAAGGTAAAGTTTGTATTTGACAACCTACCTTCCTTTATGAGGATACCAGTACAGAGCAAGACTCAGATGTACATTGACTTCTCTGAGAATGAGAAAGATGAGAATGGTATTGATAGGAAGATAGGAGTACAGTCTGAAATCATTTGTGTTGCACCTACTGAATCTGCTTTTGAGGGATTCATGCTTAACAAGTGGGTATGTGACGAGGCTGGGAAACAAGAAGGTCTGCCTCAGATGTGGAGTTACACTGAGGATACAATGATGGAGGAGACTAGACGAATGGGGATGCCAATCCTTTTCGGGACTAGTGGTGATATCGGAAGAGCAGGACGGGGACTTAAGGAGATGTGGGATAACCACGATATCTACAGATTACGTAGATTCTTCTTTGCTGGATACAATGGGATACATGTAGACGAGTACGGTAATGACCTCCGAGAGGAAGCTATTCGTTGGATCATTTACGAACGCCACAGACGACGCGGACTATCATCTAAGGCTTACTCTGACTTCTTACAAAGATACCCGTTAACGATACCTGAAGCATTCTCACAAGCAAGTGAAGGTGGCGTAGGAGACATCGTTAAGATCACCAACCAAAGAGAGTCACTCATCGAGAACCCAGCGAAGGCAGTCAAAGGTAAATTCATTGTTAATAGGAATGGCAAGGTAGGATTTAAACCAGACGAGGATGGGGAGATTGTTCTATATGAGCACGCAAAAACTGGAATAACTAACTTGTATGTTGCAGGTTGTGACCCTGCCGATCATGATGATGTGGATAGAGCGGAGAATTCTGATTTATCCTTATATATTATGAGGAAGCAACATGGGATGGAATCCCCACGAGTAGTGTGTAACTTCACGGCTCGTCCAAAAGAACTTAATGATTACTACCGTCAGGCGATACTAATGCTTCAATACTATAATGACACCAAAGTCCTTATTGAGAGAAACAGGTATCGTATGATTTCATACTTTGATGAGAATGATGCTAAGTACTTACTCCAACATGCTCCGCAAGGGATCATGCGACTTGTTGGCGGTAAGGTAAACACTATTGGTATTCATATGACACCAGCGGTCAAAGACTATTTGATCGACCTAATAGAGGAGTATGTTGCTGATTTTTGTGGTGAGATACCAGACGTTGAACTACTGGATGAGTTTATAGCCTTCGGTACAAAGAACACAGATAAGGCAATGGCATTTGGTTTGACATTAATCCAACTCAAGGAGGACAAACTTAGAACGAGGAAGAGGTCAGCAGAGAACATACATTTACCCCGCGTGAAGCATGTAATGGATGCTCAAGGCAACATTAAGAAGATTATCAGTTAGGCATGATATTTGCAATTGCATATAATAGCAGAGTACATATTCTATCGATAGACTAATTACTAACAATGAGTTCACAAAACAGTAGTACAGCTTTTCCAAGGATTGACATCCCAAAGAAAGACAAAGAAAATGAAAAATATCATAAGCAGTTCACCCTAGCTATTATAAATAATTCCATTCATACAAGTTATGATGTCAATTATGCAGCAATGAATGAAAGTGTGGTATTCTTTAATGGGCAACAAGGCGGTGACGAATTTAACTTCGTGCAGTCCGCAGAAGACGGAGAGGTACTCCCAGCAAAATGGATTACCTTCAACAGAATAAGGTCTAAACTCGAAGTACTATTCGGGGAATTACAAGCTAAGGGTTACCAAATCAACGCAACATCTATTAATAAGGATGCAAAAGCCCGTAAACTACAAGCAAAAGAAGAATCAAGAGTTAATATGAGGATGGCGCCTGACAGAGAGATGTTAGAGCAGTCTGTAGGTATGTCACTTGCCCCACAAGGATTCCTACCCCAAGATGAGGAAGAACTAGATTCCTTCTACAATTACACATTTAAAGAGAAAAACGAAATTATAATGGAATATGCCCTTCGTTGGTTAGCGAAGAAGCATAAATGGAGTTATACACGTCTAGCTGCGTATAGGGACTTAATGATCATGGGAAGATGTTTCTACATCACAGAGATAAAAGACGGGTTACCTTATACCCGCAGAATCGATCCCAGATTTATAATATTTGATGCAAATGCAACAGATGACTTTTTATCTGATTCCACATTCTTTGGGGAAATTCGATACATGACTGTAGCGGACGCATCATCTAAATATGGTCTAGCCGAAGATGAGATTAAGAATTTACATAGTCAGCACCAACAGTACCAAAGAACACAAACTAATGTAGTTAATCAGTCTTTATTTATGGGCTTAGAGGGTTCATCATTACAATACTTTAAAGGTGACGGAAATGATTTAAGGGTTCTTGTTATGACAGGGTATTGGCAAGACCAAGAGATACTAAAACACAGGGAGTTCACCGATAGTTACGGCGGAGAGCATATTAAGGAAGTATCGGATAAGGCAACAAAAGGCAAACTTAGGTCTAACACTGTTTCACAATGGAGAACAGCGACACTGATTGGCGGTGAGTTGGTTAAGGATTGGGGAGTACTTAAAAACAGTGTTCGAGATAACGACGCAATGGCAGAGACCCAATGCCCAATAAAAGGATTAATACCTAACTACTTTAATGGACAAGGTGTATCTAAGGTAGACCAAATAAAAGGACTACAAAAGCTAAAAGACCTAGCAATGTATAATATGCAGCTAGAGATGACAACTGCTGGTAGAAAAGGATTTGTGTATGATACATCTCAAACACCAGATGGTTGGGATATCCACACTGTGATGAAGTACCTTAAGACAGCAGGTATAGCCTTCATTGACTCAAAGAAAGATGGACTAGGCTCCTCACATAATCAATTTCAGAAGATAGATCAAACAATTTCAGAAGGTGTAAACCATTACATTAACATAGCATTGTTGATGGACTCACAGATGGATGCAATTACTGGTATTAACGATGCAAGGCAAGGAGAGATACAAGGAGCAAATCAAGCAGTAGGTGTAACCCAAGCGGCATTGATGCAGTCAAACATGGCTACTAAGATGTATGAGGATTTATTCAGAATGCTCAATGAGTCTGCTCTTAATTACCAAGCAGGATTGGTTAAACTTTCATTTGCTGGTAATGAACGATATGCACCTATCATCGGTGATGTTGGTGTTAATTTCCTAGAGCAAACCACAGACCTAGAACTAGATGACTTTGGTGTCTTTATAGAGGAACTACCACCATTACTACAAGACCTTACTACCTTCAGAGAGATAGTAACAGCGGCACTAAACGCAGGCCAATTAGATTTCATTACTGCAACTAAACTACTTATCGAAAAGGATATCACAGTAGGTATCCAGAGGTTTGAAGCAGCGGATAAGCAGAATAAGATTGACGCACAAAAAGCACAGCAGGCAGCAGAACAAGCAGCCGCCCAAGCTGAAGCACAGAAATTCCAACAAGAGCATGGAAGCAAAGAAGCCATTGAGAATATCAGAGGCGAATTTGGAGTAAAAGAACAAACACTAGACAACAAAGGAGATTTAGATGTAGTTATAACCAAACTCAAAGGTGAGGCTGGTATGAAGAATGTAGACGTGACTAGAGATATTGCTTTGGCAAGGCTGAAGGAAAATGAACAAGCACGTAAAGACACAGTAATTAAATAATACTAACCAGCTATCGCAGCTACAACAATGGACACTTGGATGAACACACTACCAGATAACAATCTATTTAACGGAGGGGTACTTGTCTCTGCGTTCGCATTTTTTGGATTTGAAATTTTAGAGTTAACCCCTTATGTTGAACTCTACGGTGCAATGATTGGTGCGGCTGTTGGAACATGGGCACTATGTGCTTATATCAAAAACCACAGAAAAAGTAAACGAAATAAATAATGGCAAGCACAACAAATGCATATATAGCACAACGACAAGTTAACATTTCTATGTTGATGGGCAACTACATTGATGATTTAGTATTTACAGTGCTAGATGCAGATGGTGATCCTTTTGATTTCTCTGGCGCTGTTGTAGGTGATGGTTACTATTTACGGATTTATAGTAACAGAACTTCATCTAGAGTACTAGAAGCCACACTAAGCGAAACAGGTGGAAATATGACAGAGGCAGCAGGTGTCATTACAGTAGACACAGCATTTCCATCTAGTTTAACCTTTGGTACGTATAACTATGAGCTAGACTATCAAGACTCAGAAGGACTTAAAAGATTAGCAGAAGGCACACTTACTATTAAGTAATGGCGAATATAACTATCCAAGTAGATGATGCAGGTAATGCATCTATTATGACTGTGACACAAGAATATGCGTCGGTACAAGTAAGTTATACCCCCACAATTCAAATAGGTACACTACAGGGAGTATGGGATGCATCAGACGATCCAAACAAAAATACTTTTGTAGATGATAACGAAGTTGAAATAGTTACCTTTTTTAATGATCAACCTATATTTCTATCTACCGAAGGATCAACAGCTATCGCTAACATTGAATCAAATGGGGGCACTCTTACAAACGAGGAGAAGTATTTTGTAGATATTTGGGTTTCTAGGATGGAGGCCAATGGTGATTGGGATTTAATTAAGGACTTAGCCTATGCGGGGTTTGCAGATGCTACTTGTAGCCTATCTAAATGGAAAACAGGTGGTCTTATGGGTCAATCTGGTGTTACATTAAATGGAGAAACTTGGTCTTTTAGTGGTAGTAATAGTTGGATTAATACTAACATGAACCCGACCACATTAGGTGTGGAGCAGAATAATGCTATCTACGGTCTTTATACAGATGATGTTTCTAATTTAGGAAGTGAAGAAATGCTGTTTGGTGCAACAAATGGAACAAAAAGAGCTATACTTCAATCCCTTACTGGTCAGCATTATACAAGAGTAAATTCTCAGACTATTAGTTCAGTACTTGTTCCAGGAGGGTTTCAAGACAACACATTAATAACAATATATCGGTCAAATTCTAGTACTCAATCACTAAATCTAAATAATAGTAATGTCGATAATGAAAGTGATGTTTCCACAGGGGCTCCAAATATAGAGATGTATTTGGGATGTAATTGGTCTTCAGGAGTAAGACAGGATTATTCAAGATATGAGGGTTCTATGTTCTTTATGGGGCTAAAGATAGGATTTGATGAGACAGACTTCTATGCAGGTTATGAGGACTTTAGAACTTCATTACATCCAGCAATACTATACAACTATCCAGCA